GGTCAGCCCAGTTTTTATTGTTTCGCGAGCTGGACCTGGAAACCCGTCTTCTTTATAAAATCTTATTATCTTGTATGACATTATTACTTCTCCTGTAATTAAAAGCTTATTGAATCACACTGTATACATTTTGTCAACACCCTGCTCATCCAGGCCAGATCCAGCCCAGGCAGATCCAGATCCCCTGGTATTAGATCCTTGTGTCTGTAATATCTGTGTCTCTAGCTATGCTAGACCGAAAACCCGACACCCCGACTCCCGACATAAAAAAACCCGACACTAGGTCGGGCTTGTNTCCTTTCATCTATCTTTCACATAACTACCTCTCTCATAGTTTCAAAGTGTCTTGTGATATTAACACCAACCTCGTATTCACTTCCGCATGACTCACAATGCCATTCTTCTACTTCGCCTGTAGCGATGTCTCTTTGATAACGCAACTCATCTTCATTACACTTGGGACAAACTTGCACACACATTACTTAGCTACCTCATCAACAATAGCCATGATGATTTCTTTGACTCTTGCTTGTGCATTTGGCTCTAACAATGCTATCGCTAACTTATCGCTTACTTGCCTCTTAACACCCCAATCATCTTTGTGCCAATTCAACATATACTTGCCATCATAACTATAAACACTACCAACATTATAAGCACCATTCTTGCTCATAGCATTGTAATTGGATATAGCTTGGTTTACAGATTTCTCTTCTTCATTGAGTTCTTTGCAAAGAGCATCAATTTGATTTTTCATCTTTCTTAGCTTGTCAGTCATTTTAACTAACGCTTTGTAGTCAGCAGACTTCTTAGCTTTCTCTATTTGCTTGTCAGCTTTCTCGCTTATGCCCTCCATAATCTGATTGACTATGGCTTCTTGTTCAAATTTTCTAATCATATTACTTCTCCTATAAAGTTAATTTGAACTATTAATATAACATAGTGGATACAAATTGCAACTCTTTGTTAAAAGATGTTTTTTATGAGCTAAACGGCTGCCAGAACCAGCCGGAAGATCCCAGCCAGGTATGTGTTATCCGGTGTGGATCTGTGTTATATTGTGTGTATAGCTTTCCCGACCCGACCCGACCCGATTAGCCCGACAACCCGACATATAGCCCGACTGTAGCCTATTTGTGCGTTGCTTTTTTATGGAGAGAATGGACGAGAGAGGGGACAGATGCGATTAATCCACAAAATCCCTGCATATATATCCATTCTATTATATAAATAAGATACATTTTGTTTACTATAACTATTGACATATTGGATACAAATAGTATCATTAATAGGTGAGGTTAGCACATAGAAGAGGTAAGCTATTAAATTGATACCTGCACTCTACTTGGACGCCAACGCTTTTGAGCAAGTCGCCGATAGTGTCAAACGAGATTATAAACAAAGCCTCACACTTTTATTAACCCTTAAACTTATAGGAGAGTAAATATGGGAACGAGAAGTAATATTGCTTATGAGCAACCAAATGGAAACGTCATAGTGACTTATTGTCATTGGGACGGCTATCCAACCTACAACGGTCAAGTATTAAATGACCATTATAACAACCCCAAGAAAGCAGAAGAGATAGCCAATCAAGGTTATATCAGTTCGCTTAAACCAACAGTTAAAGAATCTATAGAGGATAGAGCAAACATTGAAGAACCTATGTTGTATAACTCTTTAAATGCTTATCTTAAAACTTTAAGTTGGGACATAGAATACGCTTACATCTATTCTAATAATCAATGGTATTGTAATGACCATAATCTTATGTCAGTTGAACCATGCACCTTTGAATTTAAAAAACAATCACTCAAAGCATCACACTTTGAACCTTTATGGTCTGTGCTTGTTAAACATAAAAAAGAGATAGCGTAATGGACAACCANAAANTNANATTTAGATCTAATAAATCCCTAGTCAAATTGGCTAGGGAGACTATCACAAATAGTAATTTTAAAATTGCTTATCGTGATAAATACACAACAGATAAATGCTTTTACCTTGTTAAAGATGATGGCATATATCTTATGGAAGCATACGACACAACCAAGACACCAACAGAAAATGGGACTGTAGTCTATGCTAGTGGATACAACCCTAAGTATAACGACAACGTATGGGAAGACTCATATCAAGTTAGTGCTGATGACTTTGCTGATAATATGTATTTTACTGATGAGCAGTTAGAACGCATTGCTAGTGGTGGAGATGTAGAGATTACCATAACCCCTAATACATACGAGGTGAGAGCATGAGCAAGATAGACAGAACCAAGATACCAGCACATTTACGCCACTTGGAAGAGTGGAGACTTAGAGCATTATTTTATTTATTTAGAGGGAGAGTTTAACCATGTCAACATATTACCGACCAACAAAACCGATACCATTACGTGCTATCAAAATTAACAAGAATTTAAAAGAACGTGGCTTTGAAGTCATAGAAGATGAGAACGGCACTTATTTTCATCTTGAGGGCAACTACATACATTATGCAGTTGATAAAAAAAACAACGTCATTGATGTATTTAGATACGGTGGCAACAATGCTTCCAAAGTCTTAGAACCTCTTGAAGATGAATTTGAAGTAGATTTTATATCCGAATATGACGAAGAATATGACGACTACTGCCACCCCAATACAGGAGTTATTAAAGTTCGTATAGGATTAAAAGATGTTCATCAAACACCTCAAGAAAGAAAGAATTTAGGAACGACAATACCAAAAGAGAAATTATTGCCGTGAGTGTTGATACCATGTTCATAATAACCATTGTATGCTACATCATTGCATACATAGTCTCACAACCTGAATGAGAAGATTTAACATCAAGATAGTCTCATTTGACCCCGAGAAGTATGACTTGCAACGATACCCAAATATCGAGCAAGTCGGCTTCAAGGTAGGCTATTTAGTCTATGAAAACCAAAGACACACTCATACAGCTTGGTTTAAGAACCATAGACAGCTTTTTAAACATTTAGATAAGTTCTTGAACAATCCAACCTAATTTGCTATATTCGGGCTAAGGCATAGTCTGATTTAGGTATTACTTCTCAATCCCTCTCCACCCAATCTTTTTATGCCTTTTTATCTTTCTTACCCTCAGATACAACCTCATAGTGATTAACCTTGCCTTCTTTTAGAGCCTCAGCAAAGAGTTTCTCTAGTTCTGGGTAAGTCTTAGTGACTAATTCTTCATCTGTGTATAGGACAGCTTTAATCCTGTTCATCTTTCTCAGTCCAACCTTCTTCCCATGCTTCTTCTTCCTCTAAATCAGTCTCTTGGTCTATTGCTTCTTGTTCTTCCTCCTGCTGATCTACCAGGCCAGGATCCGGTTCTGGTTCACTCTTATCTTCCAGGACCACATTGCCCATGAGCTGCGATAACCTGGCTTCAACTTCCTCCCGACTCATTTGATCTACCTTGCCGAACATTACCTCTTTACGATCTACAATAAGACCCCCGACCTTTAACAAAGAGTTTTGAGCCGATATTGCAGCATTAAATGATCCAGCTTCCATAGCCTTGTCACGTATATCATAGAGATCCTGGACAGCCCTGTCATAGTTTAGCTCATACTTCTTCTTAGCCTCATTCATCAAATAGTTATATTCCTTACGAATCAAGGGCTTGTTCATAAGTTTGTTTGCTGCTTGTCTTGGAGAAGTGTATCCGGCTTTGTAGGCACACTCTACTAAAGATAGCCTGGGATTATTGACTGCTATCCAAATAAAGTTTCGTTGTCGTCTGTTGAGGGAGTTATCGAGGTTGCAATATTCAATGGGAGCTTCTTCTTCCGCAGATATGATAGGTTCATACTCTAGTTTATTTTTTCTATTTCCCATGTATGTTTCGCATATTAGAGTTTGGCGTAAGCTTAATAATACTTACCCCCACTTTACCCTAAAGTGTATTAAGAGGATACTTGAGAAGTGTAGATCTAGTCAAGTATTTTATAAATTATTTAGTAAGTTTTCTTCACTCTCTAATGACAAAAATGAAAAAAATACAATAATCGTCAAAAGCCCATTCTTATCACGTTTTTAGCTGTCAGACACTTTTGACAATAATTGACAATAATCTATTTTGGGACTGTTTTGTCAATATATTGAGCTAAAATCTCATCAACGAGCTTTGCAAGTTCCTTTTCCTGGAACTCTGAACTTAGCTGTGCCAGGCAAAAACTGATGGTGGCCAGGGCAATGTTAAGTCTATCTTCGCCTCTATAAACCATGTTCTCAAACATACTATCTAAACGACTAACGACTTCTTGTAGAGTGGGCTTACCCATTTTATCTTTAATCTCTACTATTTTTGCCATATCGCATGATAACACGATATTTTAATAAATGGCTAATGTCTCCTCATACGAGCTGGTATAACGACTTCCCAGTTGCATTGATCACAACAACGACCATCATTTACAGGTTGTGCGTTATTACCTTGATCCCAAACCACCTCACCAGCAGAATTACGCAATGGCTTTATATGACCATTACAGATACTGCATCTTACTTTGTCTAACTCAACTATCAGCATAATCCATCTCTTGCAGTATGTGTTTAATAACCTCAACAGTCCAACCATTACCCAACATCTTGTATCTTTGCGTGTTTGATACATGGTTTGTATAGTTATCTGGGACTGTTTGCAGTCTTTCACACTCTAAAGGCGTTAGTTTACGCCAATGTAGTTCGTCAACACTATCCCATTCATGTCTATCGTATGATCCTCTGCCACCAGATCTAACTGTTTTAGACTTAGATCTAATTTTTGACTGTAATGGCACACCTGTAGCATGAAAAGTTCCTTGTCTCTCAAAATTAGCTTTTGAAGACTTATAATATTGTGATTTAATTGTTTGTGATTTTTCTGGCAATTTTTCAACCACCACACTATCTTTGCTAACTGTTGTAAGTGCGTTTGTCTTATTATCTTTACGCAGTTCTAACATTTGTGTTGTTTTACCTGCCACTGAGTCGCCAAACCTATCCATACGCTTACCATCTTTATCATAAGCTCTACCAACAATACGGCCACCAGTAACGACTTTTGGCTCACGATTACCACCCTGGCAAGTGTTTACTGTCGGTGATTTACCATCAGGACTGTAGACTCGTTTGAGTATGTCATGTCCGTTTACATCAATAGCTACACCAACTTGAACAGGAGTTGTCTCTATCATCTGATCTTTGTTAGATGCAGTAAGTGTCGGTGATTTACCTTGATCGCTATAAACCCTTTGTTTTGTCTCATAAACACCGTCACGGTATACAAACTCCATGATTTCTCTATCAAATACATCTGTTTTGATGCCTAATACTTCTTTAAGTTTGTGCCATATATCATCACCTGGTATGGCAAAACTGTTGTCAGTTCTAAACCAATGCTCTACTTTAGTGACTGGCATATTAGTTTCGTTTGCTATTTGTTTGTTTGTTTTACCAGACTCTTTCTTCATCTCTCTAAGTAAGTGTTGTAGTCCAGATATGTTGACTTCATGCTTTCTTATCTTTACTTCTTCTACATTCATACCTACTTTGATAGGTTTGTTCACTAATTGCCTACGGTATTTATCCTTGTAATGGTGGGGTTTTGCACCTGTTTTAGAGTAATTAGCATCAATACAGTANCTTTTATCTCTCTCGCTTTCGTAATTATCTTCAAGAATATCCCTTAAAACTATACCTCTNTCTTCTGGTTGTTGTATTCCTGGAATGTTAGTCCAGTAATATCTTTGCCTTGACTGAGCAGATACAAGAGAACTGTTAATAAATATTGGCTCTATACCAAACATAATCTCTGGATAACACTCTGATACTTGTTCTGATATAACCTGTAAGTATTCTTTCTTCATTCTTACATTCTCTAATAAGAAATACTTTGGTTTGATTGCTTTAAGTAATCGTATAAATTCAAANAACAATGCNGATCTNGGATCATCAAAAGCNAGTTGTTTACCAGCAAAACTAAATCCCTGGCACGGAGATCCGGCAAGTATTAGATCTATGTCTTTGTAATNTTCTGGATCTAAGTCGCAAACATCTCCAACATGAATAGTATCTGGATAGTTTGCTTGTGCTACCTGGATAGCATACTTATCTATCTCACTTGCATAATATTTCTCTACAGGTATGCCAAGTTGATCNAATGCAATNCGACCACAAGACATACCATCAAATAGACTTAGGACTCTCATAAAGCAGACTCTCTTGTATTATCTTCATCATAGAAGTTTATAAGATCACCCTGGGGATCATGTGACTCCATACCTACGTTAAGTCTATGGTATTTCTTGTAAGCATTTAGAACTGAATCTACCTTTTTATTATTGTAATCATCTACAGCTTGTTCATAAGATAGACGCATCATCATATAAAGATTGTTTGATTTACTCATTATATTACCTCTCTTTGTTTCTTTATGTAATTTACTTTGTTACGCATAGTAGACATTATACATAAAATCAATTAAGATACAAACATACATATTAAGGAGAAGTATATGGCTAAATCAGAAAAAGATATATCTAATAATGTGTCTGATGTTATAGATGAGATTATTAGTATAACCAACCCATCTAAGGAAGACTTAGAGAAACAAATAGAACAAGATAAGATCAACTATCTTGTATGGCAATGTGGTGTTGCTATCAAGGAACTACAAGAAGCAGTTGATGAATTAACTAAATCAAGTAAGGAGGCATCATGAGTGATGTAAAGTTACCAGATATGCTGGAGGATTATCC